CTATTAGTTCATCACAACGTATTCAAGTTCTATAACGATATGAAGGGTCGCCGCAAGAGCGGTAAGAGCTTCTTCAAGGAAGATATATTCCTGATTGATGACGAACAGTTCTTTATGTATCACAACGGTACAGGATGGCACGCACACGATAGGTACTGCTTTATTCAGCCTATCAAGCCTGAAGAGTCATTTATATATAAGCCGATTGAAGAGGAGCCGTTGATGGGGATTATGAGGTATCCTAACAAGTCTCTTTTAGATGCGGGAATAAAGGCAGGTGACAAGGTCTGCTTTAAGCCTGATAGCGAGTATGAGTTTATTGTAGATGATGAGAAGCTATACAGAATATATGACCATCAAATCACAATTAAATTATGAGTCGGGAGAAAGATTTAAGACGTAATATTATTGAGGCGGGATATAGGGCTGTTGAGCAACTTATCAAGGTTGCTAAGGAAGATATCATTAAGCCTGATCCTGAGGATGATTTATCCGCAGATAAATTAAAAAATGCTGCAGCATCAAAACGATTAGCTATATTTGATGCATTCGAAATTCTAAATAAAATTGAAGCTGAGAAAGCTACGCTAGAGGAGGTAAAAGATGATTCACCAAAGCTCGATACAAAACAGGGATTTGCCGAACGAAGAGCTAAATAAGCTTTATAGTATAGTAAAAGACCATATCCCTAAGAGGGTAAAAGATCAAAAGAATCGAAACCATAGTTGGCAGTATGGTTACAATGATCAATATGACGTTGTAATATTGTCAAAGACAGGAAAAGTAGGTGACATATACAATATAAATGGATTGCATATAGCACTTCCTGAAGCGCCTACAAAATGCACAAGTAGAAGCTCAAAATCGTCAGAACAGTATTGGGAGCGAGCTGATATACCAAAACAGTTAGGTCGCATTCAGTCAATCTTTCAGTGGCATGAGATGCCTAAGGATTTCAAGTCGCAATATGTTGACTACATAGAGCAAGAGTTTGACAGAAGAGAGCAGGGGCATTGGTTCATGAATAATGGGACCCCAACATACATGACAGGCTCTCATTACATGTATCTTCAGTGGTCTAAGATTGACATAGGATACGCTGACTTTCGAGAGGCAAACAGAATTTTCTTTATTTATTGGGAGGCGTGCAAAGCTGACTATAGGGCATTTGGTATGGTGTATCTAAAGATTCGCCGTTCAGGTTTTTCTTTTATGTCATCATCAGAATGCGTGAATATTGCGACTCTCGCTAAAGATGCAAGGGTTGGTATACTATCAAAGACAGGATCAGATGCCAAGAAGATGTTTACCGACAAGGTTGTACCAATAAACAGTAATCTACCTTTCTTCTTTAAGCCTGTGATGGATGGTATGGATAAGCCAAAGACTGAGCTTGCCTATCGAGTACCGGCATCCAAGATTACCAAAAAGAATATGCATGAGATTGATGAGGATGGTGTAGATGGCCTTGATACAACAATTGACTGGAAAAATACTGACGAAAACTCTTACGATGGTGAGAAACTATTATTCTTGGCGCATGATGAGAGTGCAAAATGGACAAAGCCAAATAATATCCTAAACAATTGGCGAGTAACAAAAACTTGTTTGCGTTTGGGTTCTAAGATTATTGGTAAGTGCATGATGGGTTCAACATCAAATGCATTAAGTAAAGGTGGTCAGAACTACAAAGATTTGTATGAGGATTCCAAACCATATACACGTAATGCCAATGGTCAAACTAAGTCGGGGCTATATGGCCTATTTATTCCTATGGAGTGGAATATGGAGGGCTTCATTGACCTTTATGGAATGCCTGTACTTCGTAAACCAAGCACACCTATCAAGGGAGTTGACGGTAATATGATCGTAAATGGCGCTATTGATTATTGGGAGGCAGAGGTTGATTCATTAAAGAATGACCCTGATGCACTCAATGAATTTTACCGTCAGTTTCCAAGAACAGAGTCGCACGCATTTAGAGATGAGAGCAAGGCTGCTCTATTTAACTTGACTAAGATATATCAGCAGATTGACTTTAACGATACATTGATTAAAGAGCATCACTACACTAGAGGATCATTTAGTTGGAAGGATGGCATCAAAGATACGCAGGTTATATTTACTCCTGATCGAAGGGGAAGGTTCTTAATTGCTTGGGCTCCTGCAAAGCATCTTCAAAACCAAGTACACATAAAGAATGGTATTAGATATCCCGGCAATGATCACATTGGAGCATTTGGATGTGACTCCTATGATATTTCAGGAGTCGTTGTAGGGCGTGGTTCAAATGGTGCGCTACATGGCCTAACTAAGTACCATATGGATGAAGCGCCTGTTAACCAATTCTTTTTAGAATACATTGCTCGTCCGCAGACAGCAGAGATATTCTTTGAAGAGGTACTAATGGCATGTGTTTTTTATGGTATGCCAATCTTAATTGAGAACAACAAACCTCGCTTGCTATATCACTTTAAAAACAGAGGTTATCGCGGGTTCTGTATTAACAGGCCGGATAAAGTGTACGCTAAATTATCAAAGACAGAGCGTGAACTAGGTGGTATACCAAACTCATCTGAGGATGTTAAGCAGGCGCACGCAGCTGCGATTGAATCTTATATAGAGAAGTACATTGGTGTTCAGGAAGACGGGGAGATGGGCTTTATGCCATTCAATAAAACACTAGAGGATTGGGCTAAATTTGACATTAGTGATCGAACGATGTTTGATGCCACAATTAGCTCAGGATTGGCTATTATGGCCTGTCAGAAGCACTTATATCAACCCGAGGTAAAAGAGTCAAAAATAAGCATTAAATTTGCTACATATAATAATAAAGGAAATATTAGCTCCTTGAATACATGAAAGACGTAAAAATTAACATATCCTCAACATCATTCCCGAGTCAATTCGCAACTGATGCAGAGAAAGAAACCGCTGAGTTTGGTATCCAAGTTGGACAAGCCATACAATACGAGTGGTTTAGAAAAGATGGTAATCAATGTAGATACTACAGTCAATGGCGTGACTTTCACCGCCTGCGTTTATATGCGCGTGGCGAGCAGCCTATTGCCAAATATAAGGAGGAGCTTGCTGTTGACGGCGACTTGTCTTATATAAATATTGATTGGACGCCTGTTCCAATTATTCCTAAGTTCGTTGATATTGTTGTTAACGGAATGTCTGACCGTCTATTTAAGGTTAAGGCATATGCTCAAGATGGAATGTCTCAGGCAAAGAGAAACAAGTATCAAGATATGATTGAGAGTCAAATGGTTGCAAAAGACCTTTTGATGAACATACAAGAACAGACGGGGGTAGATCCATTTGTGATGAACCCTGATGAGCTCCCAAGCACTGATGAAGAGCTATCATTGTACATGAACCTCAACTACAAACCTGCAATTGAGATTGCAGAAGAAGAGGCTATTAACACTATGCTTGATGAGAATCGATACGATAATATTCGTAAGCAGTGTGACTATGACTTAATGACTATTGGTATCGCTGTTGAGAAGCACGAGTTCCTTCCGGGAGCAGGTGTTCAAATTTCATACGTAGATCCCGCAAACATTGTATACAGCTATACTGAAGACCCATACTTTAGAGATTGTTTCTATTGGGGTGAAATCAGAACGCTTTCTATAACTGAGCTTTACAAGATTGATCAATCACTCACTCCTGAAGACTTGGAGCAAATTTCAAAATATAGCCAAAGTTGGTATGATTATTATAATGTAGCTCAATTTTATGAAAACAATGTTTTTTACCGTGATACGTGCACTCTTTTATACTTTAATTATAAGACTACTAAGAAAATTGTTTACAAGAAGAAAATTCTTGATAATGGAAATACTCGAGTAATTGAGAAAGACGAGAACTTCAATCCTCCTGTGGAGATGATGGAGGAAGGTCGATTCGAAAAGATAGAGAAAACAATTGACGTTTGGTATAATGGCATTATGGTCATGGGCACCAACATCTTACTTAAGTGGGAGATGGCTGAGAACATGGTTAGACCAAAGTCAGCTACTCAGCACGCTTTACCAAACTATGTAGCAGTTGCACCACGTATGTACAAAGGTGTTATTGAATCAATGGTTCGCAGAATGATACCATTCGCTGACCTCATACAATTGACACACTTAAAGCTTCAGCAAGTAATTTCTCGTGTTGTACCTGACGGTGTATTTATAGATGCTGATGGTCTTAATGAAGTCGACTTAGGTACAGGTGCGGCTTACAACCCTGAGGATGCACTACGACTATACTTCCAAACAGGTAGTGTTATTGGTCGTAGCTACACACAGGACGGGGAGTTTAACAATGCTCGTGTTCCAATCCAAGAGTTAAATAGCAACTCAGGCGCTGCTAAGACTCAGATGCTTATTGCAAACTATAACCACTATATGGATATGTTGCGTTCAGTAACAGGTCTTAATGAGGCAAGAGACGGATCGGATCCTGACCCTCGTGCACTGATTGGTGTTCAGAAGCTTGCTGCACTTAACTCAAACACAGCTACACGTCACATTCTTGACGGAAGCCTATATATGTTCAAATCAATTGCTGAGGCGCTTACGTATAGAATTGCAGATATACTTGAGTATGCTGACTTTAGAGATGACTTTGCTAATAAGATTGGCAAATACAATGTATCTATTTTAAATGAAATTAAAGACCTATACGTATATGACTTCGGAATTTTCATCGACATCTCTCCAGACGAAGAAGAGAAAGCACAGCTTGAGCAAAACATTCAAGTTGCTCTATCTAAGGGTGATATTAACCTTGAGGATGCAATTGATATACGCGAGATTAAAAATCTCAAGTTGGCTAACCAACTCTTAAAACTCAAACGAGTTAAGAAAGAAGAGAAGGAGCAACAGCGTGCAATGCAGACTCAAGCTATTCAAGCGCAACAGCAAGTTCAAATTCAGCAGATGGCAGCTCAAACTGCTATGCAGAAAATTCAACTTGAGACGCAATCTAAAATGCAGATTAAGCAAGCTGAGGTGGCTTTTGAAATTGAGAAGATGAATAACGAGGCTATGCTCAAGCAACAATTAATGCAGACTGAGTTTGACATGCAAATGCAACTTAAAGGTGTTGAGGTTGAGTCTATAGATAAAAGAGAAAAAGAAAGGGAAGATGCTAAAGCTAAGCGTATTAGTCAACAAAACTCAGAGCAATCTAAGTTGATTAATCAGCGAAAGAACAACCTACCACCAATCAGTTTTGAATCCAATGAGGATTCCCTTGATGGCTTTGACTTTGCTGAATTTGAGCCACGTTAAAACAATAAAAAATAATATATAACTTTGTAAAAATTAAATCAAATGGAATTTAAAGTAAAAGAAGTATCAGGAATTGTTGAAAAGAGCGCTGCTCAGATTGAAGAGGAATTATTACAGAAGCACGAAGAGAGTCTAAATGACACTATTCCGTTAGAAGATAATCCACCGATTGATGAGCCGCCAATTGAGACTCCTGAGTTAAAAGAAGAAGACGTTCTTTCATATTTGGAAAAAAGGTATAATAAGGAAATCAATTCGTTTGACGAGTTGATGGCACAACGAGCAGAGAACGAACCGTTGCCTGAAGATGTTGAGGCTTTCCTTAAGTACAAAAAAGAAACAGGACGTGGTATCCAAGACTACTTGAAATTACAAGAAGACTTTGATTCTATGAATCCTGATAAAATGCTAAAGCAATACTTCATGGCTACTGAGGTTGGACTCGATGAGGAAGACATTGATGCCATGATGGAAGAGTATTCTTACGATGAGGATTTAGATGATGACTCACACGTTAAGAAAGCTAAGATTGCTAAGAAAAAGGCTATTGCTAAAGCCAAGGATTATTTTAACTCTGAAAAGGAGAAATACAAGCAACCTCTTGAGTCAAGGGGAAGTTCAATTGCTACTGAAGAGAAAGAAGAATTCGAGGCATATAAACAATACATACAACAAGCTAAAACCCTAGAGGAAGAAAACGGTCGCAAACGTGATTGGTTTCTAAAGAAAACTGATGAGGTGTTTAGTCAAGAGTTCAAAGGTTTTGAGTTCAATATTGACGACAAGAAAGTGGTTTTTTCTCCCGGTGACGCAACAGAGCTTAAAAAGCTCCAATCAACTCCAACAAACTTTATCAATAAGTATTTGGATGAGAACGGAATGGTAAGTGATGCTGCGGGATACCATAGAGCTTTAGCGATCGCAATGAATCCTGAGAAGTTTGCCAAGTTCTTTTATGAGCAAGGTCAGGCTGATGCTACGGACGATGTCACTAAAAAAATTAAAAATGTGAATATGTCTGAACATAGAGCACCTGAAGCAATCGTCAAAGGAGGAATGCAAATCCGAGAAGTAAATCCTCAACAAGGTCGGGGGTTGAAAATCAAAAGTATTAAAAAAATATAAACTATTAAAAAAGAAAAAAAATGCCAGTTTTATCTACCCCCGGGTTTCAGTTGCAGCCATCTGCCGAGCAGGTCGCTTTGTCAACTAACTACATTACTAACTTTGACTTCTTAAATCAGTATCTTCCTGATACTTACGAGAAAGAATTTGAGCGTTACGGAAATCGTACCGTTGCATCTTTCTTACGTATGGTAGGTGCTGAGATGCCGTCTATCTCTGACCAAATCAAATGGGCAGAACAAGGCCGTCTTCACACGAAGTACACCAAGGTTGTTTCTACTGTATTAGCAGGTGCTAACAGCGCTGTATTTACAGTCAATGACCTTAACGTAACAGGTATTGCTATCCGCGCAGGACAAACTGTTATGATTACACCAAACATAGCAGGTCCTTCACAAAACAAAGGTATCGTTACTGCAGTTAACACAGCTACTGACCAATTTACAGTTGCTTTCTATGAGGCAGCAGGTTTCACTAACGCTTCTGGAGCTAACGAATTTACTGTATTTGTTTACGGTTCTGAGTTCAAGAAAGGTACTACAGGAATGATTGGTTCATTGGAAGCTGAAGATGAAATCTTCTCTAACAGCCCAATCATCATCAAAGATAAGTACG